GCAAAAAGCGCAAGTAAAGCAAAAGAGAAAAAGACAATCTTTGAGATTGTCATATAAATATTGGAGTGATGCAACGCCAATGTTAAAATTTTATAGATAATGGATATTTTTGAGTTAGTTAAAGAGTATGGAATAAGCTTAGTAGGCCTTATAGCTCTAGCTTATTATGTTAAAACCCAGAACGATTGGATAACAAACGAACTACAAACAGAGTTAAGAGAATCTTTTACTCGCCTTGAAGGGATAGTGATTAAGCTTATTGACAACAGTAAGAAAGTTGAGATAAAGCAATCAGAGCTAAAAGCAAGTTACAGGGCGATAGTAGAAATATTAGCTTCTATGAGTGGTAATGGGTTGAAGGAAAAATTCATGCGAAAGCAAGACAAACATTATTAAAAGGAGATTAATATATGTTAGATTCAGTACTAGGAGTATTAAGTAATAATTCAAGTTTAATGGTAGGTGGTGGAGCATCTGCTATGGTTTTATGGGTGCTAAAGAAAGTGCCTAACGAGCATATCTGCTCAGTCATTGAAACAGCGTGTGAAAGCGTTGGAAGAGTAATGACTTTAGGGTTAAGTAAATGGAGTGTCACTAAAAATGTTTGGAATAGCACTATTGAGCCATGGTTTATTGACTTAGTAGATAACATT